TATTGTAGTTGAGCCATTTGCTCTCTAAGATTTTGTATCTCTTGTTGCAAAGTTTCGGTATAAGCGATTCTTTGTTGTAATTGAGGGTCTACAGGTTGTTCTGTAGTTTCAGTTGTTTCTACTGCTTTCTCTTCAGTCATTTTTATTCCTTATGAATTTGATGCAATATACGCTTTACCAGTTGTAACTCCGCCACTACAAGTAGTTTTTTTACTTGAAGATGATCCTTTTACGTTAGGTGTATCATCATCTGAATCAACAGGTTCATAAAGCAAGATAGTTTCTATGTGATCCACGTTACGTTGTACACACTCATTTATCTCGGCTTGTGTCCAAGTTGTATCAGCTTCTGCTGAACCACCAACATACGTTGATTTTTTACCATTCGTATTGATGTCGTTGATAAGCGTTACGCTATCTTCTGCTGCTGTTAAGCATTCTGCTACTGTTTGAGCCATATTATTCTCCGTTTAATTTACTTTCTAATTCTTCGACTTTTGCCGAAAGTTCTTGTACTGCTTTTATAAGTGGATGTACAAACATCTCTTGTGATATAGCCTGTATGCCACTACTGTCTTCAATATTCCAACCACCAAAGTCTGTTATGTTATGTTTATCTAAAGATTCTTTAACTTCTTGTGCTATAAGACCATACATTTTTTCTTTGTGTTCTGGTTCTGTAGCTTCTGCATTGTAGTCAGGTAAAGTGCTGTCTATATCTGCTTTGGCTTTCCAAGTAAAAGTTACAGGGTTCAAATCATTTATAAATGCCAAACCACACTCATTATTAGGTGTTATATTTTCTTTGTATCTAACGTCAGATACTCTTGTCCAAGAAGCATCAGAAGTGTATTGATTATAAACTCTATCATTACCTGTGTTTCTTCCAAGAGTTATGTAATTAGCACCAACGCTTCTTGTGTTATAACCAAGTACAATTTGATAGTCATGGTCAGCTTGGTTTGCATGAGAGTAAGCACCTAAAAATGTATTATACGCTCCTGTAGTTACAGCTATGGAATATTGACCTGCTTGATAACCGCATGCTGTGTTTTCTGCTCCAGTAGTTACATTATTTAAAGAAAAAGTACCCACAGCTGTGTTATTACTTGCTGTAGTTACTTCTGTAAGTGCGTCTTTACCTACAGCTACGTTGTAAATTCCTGTTGTAAGTGCATCCATAGAGTACGATCCTACAGCAGTATTGGTATGACCAGTAGTAGCTGCCCCTAAAGCATTCATGCCTACAGCTACAGATTGATATCCAGTAGTATTAGCATCTAAGGCTATAGAACCAACTGCTGTGTTTGAGTGACCTGTAGTGTTTACATTTAAAGCTTGATAGCCAACTGCGGTGTTGTTATCTGCTGTTGTGTTACTACCTAAAGAACCTCTACCGAGCGCAGTATTATTTGCTCCAGTAGTATTAGCTTCCATAGAAGCATAGCCAACTGCTGTCTGTGAAGAACCTGTAGTGTTTGCTGTTAAAGCGCTCATGCCAACTGCTGTATTAGCAGCAGCAGTCGTATTAGCATCTAAAGCATTGCAACCTAATGCTGTGTTAAAAGCACCTGTAGTGTTTGCTGCCATAGCATTTACACCAACAGCAGTATTTTGGTTTGCAGTAGTGTTAGAACCTAGTGCGCTATCTCCTATTGCTACGTTAGAACCTCCTGTAGTATTAGCATCTAAAACATCTGTTCCTATTGCTACGTTATAGTTTCCTGTTGTGTTTGTATTTAAAGCATTTTTACCTACTGCTACGTGAGAGTGTCCTGTAGTGTTTGCTCTTAAAGCTAAATAACCGACTGCTGTATTATTATCCGCAGTTGTATTAGCTGTTAAAGCAGCATATCCAAGACCAGTATTAGCATCACCAGTTGTGTTGGCATCTAAAGTTCCTTTACCGAAAGCAGCGTTATAAGTTCCTGTAGTGTTTTGTTCTAATGCACTTTTACCGACTGCTGTATTTACTGTGCCTGTAGTGTTTGCGTATAGTGCTGTCCTACCTACTGCCGTGTTATCAACTCCTGTTGTATTTGATTGTAAAGCACTAGAACCAACAGCCACGTTATAATTTGCTGTAGTATTTGCTGCTCCAGCATAATAACCAATAAAAGTATTTTCTAGTCCTGTAGTGTTAGCACCACCAGATTCGTAACCTACTGAAACATTATCACCACCTGTGGTTTGTGCATCTAAAGCTTGATAACCTACAGCAACACTTCTTTGCCCTGTAGTGTTGGCTGTTAAAGCACTTGTACCTACTGCTGTATTGTAGGATGCTGTTGTATTGGCATCTAAAGCTAATGCACCTACTGCTGTGTTTGCTGTACCTGTAGTGTTTACTGCCATAGCACTTGTTCCTAATGCTGTATTGCTGTTTGCTGTAGTATTAGCACCTAAAGCCATATCCCCAACTGCTACGTTATTTGTTCCAGTAGTATTAGCATCTAATGACCTTGCTCCAAAAGCACTATTATTTGTTCCTGTTGTGTTGGCTGTCATTGAGTCTTTACCAACAGCCGTATTTGTATCACCTGTAGTGTTTGCTAATAGGGCATGATAACCAATAGCAGTATTGTTAGAAGCAGTAGTGTTACCTGTTAAAGCACTTTTTCCTACAGCAGTATTGCTAGCACCAGTCGTATTACTATCCATAGATGCATAACCTAAAGCAACATTATCATTTCCTGTAGTTGTAGTATCTAAAGAAAATGCACCAACAGCAGTATTTCTTGTACCTGTGGTGTTTGCACCTAAAGCATCTTTACCAACCGCTGTGTTGTTATCTGCCGTAGTGTTAGCATCTAAAGCACCTTTACCTATACCAACATTAGAACTTCCTGTTGTATTTGAATCTAGAGCATCTAGTCCAACTGCAACATTATCACTTCCTGTTGTGTTTAACTCCAAGGCATCTTGACCAATAGCAACATTTTCAGCTCCAGTAGTATTAGTTTTAAGAGCATCCATTCCAACTGCGGTGTTATCAGCTCCTGTTGTATTAGCTGTTAAAGCAGCATAACCTACTGCTGTGTTATTAGCTGCTGTAGTGTTTGCATCTAAAGAAAATGTTCCTACTGCTACGTTACTCGCTCCTGTAGTGTTTGCTTGCATTGCAGCCATACCTACTGCTGTGTTGTTAGAAGCAGTTGTATTAGCTTCTAAAGTGTCCTTACCTACTGCTACGTTATTCGCTCCTGTCGAGTTTAAAATTAAAGCATCTGCTCCAACAGCAGTATTACCATCTGCGGTAGTGTTTGCACTAAGAGCTTTGTCTCCAAGAGCAGTATTATTTGAGCCTGTAGTTAAAGCATCACCTGCATTTTCACCTACTGCTACGTTATCCGTTCCTGTTGTTAAACCTACTCCTAACGCACCACTTCCTAATCCTACGTTTCCTGTTCCGCCCGTTAAATCCAGGACATCTGTTACAGCAGCGCCTGATCCAGCACCATCTGTAACAATCATTTTTATTCCGCCATTAGGAATAACTACGTTAGCTCCAGAACCTTGTGAAATAGTTACTGTTGCTCCAGCACTATTTTGAATTATCCAACATTTATTTACTGTATTAGGTGCTAAAGTTACAGTACAAGCTTGCGATAAAGATCCTGTAAGAGTAAGTGACATTGCTCTGGCTGCATCACTAGCTCCGTCTGCCATAGTAATAGTAGCTGTAGAAGCATCACTTAATGCTTCAGAACCACTACCGAAAGCTTCACCAATCAGTTCTAAATTTGTATTTGTCGTATCACCCCAAGTTCCTGACGCATCACCTGTCGCCATTTCGTTGAGTCTAAGATCATTTACGTATGTGCTTGCCATAATTTAAGTCTCCGCTTTGATTATATTACCTTTTTGTTGCATAGTTAAGCAACTTCTTCCCACTCTGGATTTTGTGAATCTGACACTGAACTCCACGTTGGATCTTGTGTATCAGTAACGCCTGTCCAGCTTGGATCTTGTGTATCATCTACAGGGCCCCAAACAAGTATTTGATTTACGCTTCCTACGGCCTCTACTCCCGTAAGAACTACAATTCCTACTCCTGTGGCAGTTAAAGTACCGACTGTGCCTGTCCCTGCAACTCCTGTAATACTTACATTGTTTACAGTGAAAATACTTAAACTTGATATTGATCCTGTAGCCGCAACACCTGTTGGGAATACGTTGGCATCACACGTTACAGTTTCATCGCCTAAAGATATTGTAGAAGCAGCACCTGAAACACCAGTTATTGCAGCTCCTGCAGTAATTACATTACCTAAAGCTGTTGTTCCTACTACTCCTGTTTCTGTAACATTGGCATCCGCTCGTGTACTTAATGAGCCTAATCCACTTGTTGCTGCTAAACTTGTTAATGAAGCCTCTCCTTGACCAGATGCAGATACACCTCCTAATGAAGTAGTAGCAGATAAACCTGTTACAGACGTATTAGCGTCAGCAGTTACACTTTCTGATCCTAGAGCTGTAGTCCCTACAACTCCTGTTTCAGTTACAATTGCAGTACCAGTAGCTGTAAGAGATCCAACCGAACCTGTACAAGTAACACCTGTTTCAGCTACGTTTGCGTCACAAGATACTGTTTCTGTACCTAACGCAGAAGTCCCTGCAACACCTGTAAGGGTTACAGTTACATTTACTATAGCGGGCTGACCCCAGGGACCTTGCCCCCAGCCAGCTCGACCCCAACCTGCCATTTAAGGGTTACGCTATTCTTATTACTGCGTTACTAGCGTCAGCTGCTGGGAATTGAATTGTAAAACTTCCAGCAGTAGATGTTTTATCTCCGCCAAAATCAAACACAGCTACAGCAGGATCACCTGATGCAGTGTCGTTGTAAATCATACAACCTCTTGCAGTTACAGTAGCAGTACCGAAAGTTAAATCTGCAAAATCAGTAAACGCTGTTGTCCCTGAAGATGTTGGATTAACGTTGGTTAACGCTGCTCCACCCGCAGTGTAATTCGTTCCTGATGCCTCTTGGCTTGTGCTGTAAGCTGTAGTAGCCGCAGTCATGGTTGCAGAACTTGTGTATAACGCTAGTTTAAAAGTATTGCCACCTGAAGCAAGAAAGTTATGTTTTGCTTCCAATAGTTCTTTTTTAAAGCTAGTGCACATTGCTTGTGTTATCGCCATTATAGTCTCCTAATAATATTTGCTAGGTCTTTTTGACCTTGTTTTTCTAATTCATTACATATTGTACAAACGTGGTTTTTAACAGCCTCATTCATATAATAAGTAATAATATGTTTGCATGCTTCTTTAAAAGCATGTGCTTGTGCCCTAATGGGTGCAGGGGCCGTGTCGCTAATGGAAACTAATCTATTAGTAGCCATTTCTGCAACTTCTTCTACAGTGTGCCCTCTGTTATTCGTTGTAGTAACGCTAAGATTACCAACTTCTGTTTCTGAATCAAGTGAAAACATTAATACTCCTCTGGTTCTGGTGGTAAATCATTTCTATCTATCATACCTATAAATTGTTTTTCTTGTTTTATTATATCAGACCATTTACATACACTCATCTTACCTTTGTCCATGTAAGTAATAACAGGATCTTCTAGCCTGTGATAACCGTATAGTTTTTCTTTTGTAGGAACGTCTGTTTCAAGGAGATTAGATCTTGGTGCAATAGAAACTTCTATATTATTTTCCATGCATTTAGCCAACCAAAACTCACAACAAGCTTTACCCGATTCAGCAAAATGCATATTTGTTTTATAGGTAAAATCTACACCAAACATGGTTAAGTGACTTACTTGATTCCATAACGCAAAAGCTATTGCATACGCCACTGTATTATTAAAATACGCGCAACCTAAATCTCCTATTAAAGGCCCTAATGGAAACTCCTCAGCAGCAGGTACGCGTTTATCTAATTCACAGGTGTATATTGGGTATTTTATCTGTGGCAGATACTTCCGCATTATTTCAGTCATGTTTCCTGCATCTTCGGTGTCCAGAAACCTCGACATTGGATCAAGAATAAAAGCTCTATCTACTTCAGGTAAAACACTAACCATGGCGTTTATAGCCCAAACTTCATCAAAAGCTAAGCTGTGTGTCCTGGACAAATGATAATCTAATTGACTTTGACCCATTGCTACAAGCGCAATGTTTTTACCTTTTAACTGTGGAAGTGGTTCTTCCAACATTAGGTGGTAGGAATACGAACTTGGTCGTACCTATACTGACTCTGTGTTCCTGCTCCCTCTGCAGTATTTTTTAATCTAGCCAGAGCGTCCTCGAACCTCTGATTGTATAAACCTGTTTCTGCTGGATCCATTTTTAAAAATATAGATGCCTCGGTTAGACAAGCATAAAGTAAAGCTATAGGTGCATTAGTAGATAACCAAGTTGATCCACTGTCTCCAGCTGCGGTTAGAGATGCAGGTCTATAAAAATAATGTAGCTCAAATGTGTAATTGCTGTCAGGAGTAGGAGCGATAATAAAACTATCACTATCAAACTCTGCATAATATTTTGGCCTACCTGTAACAGAACCTGTTGTTGTAGGTTTGTAAGACCTCATAAAACTAACTTGTTTTAGATTTAAAAAATAATACGTGTCGCTGTCTATAACAGATAAACTAAAAGGAGCCAAAAAATCTGTAGGCATTCCTAAATAAGGAGTGCCCGAAGTGGCTGTACCAGTTACATTCTTTTTAAAATTATCTAGCCAAACACCTTTTAATATTCTTTCCTCACCTTGTTCAATAATAGTATTTAAGGTGTTAACAAACGTAGTCTCAGAACTATCTACATAATTCTGTATTGTTGTTTTTAATTCGCTGTATGTAAATCCTGCCATCGTTAGGTATTTATTTGTCCACCCATACCTGAGTGGTTAGTACAGTAATAGTAAAGTGTTGGAGCACCTGATGCAACTTCTATCTGGGTGTACGCACCAGAGCTTCCTGGTGTTCCAGAAGTGGTTACTCCAGTCGTATATTCTGATCCTCCTGCATGCGTTCCATTTGCTGTTGTTGAGAATCTTAATGGATGAGTGCCATTAGTGCTATCAGATTGATCAAATCTGTATATCTGGCCTTCTGTTAAACTTAAAGTAGGACTAACAGATCCGTCTATGTAGAATTTGTTGCCTGTTCCATACGAGTTAGTTCCCGAAGCTACTGTTACTGTGTAGCTAGTAAACGAAGCTGCTGCTCCTGCTGCTGTTACGGAGCCTACGTTTCCTGTTCCAGTTAAGCCTGAGACTGTGCTTGAAACATCTGGGACTTCTACTGTTGTTGAGTTTACAGTAGCTGTTCCCGCAACACCTGTAATAGTAGGAACAAAAGCAGTGCCAGCTGTTGCACTATCTCCTCCGCCCGTAATGTCACCTGTGGTAGCTGTTCCTGTAGAAGTAAAGTTATACTCATTAGCATCTACCACTGTTATTGTATATCCATCTGAAGATTCAAGAACAACAGTAGAAACACCGTCTACAGCCTCTGTATCTCTAAACCGTACCGTGTCTCCTGTGCTTCTGCTATGTTTAAATTCTGTAACAGATATTACTGTATTTGCTCCAGCAGCTCCTGTTCTAAACGGGTTAAGAGGCAATAAAGTTTGTTCTGGTCCTACCGTACATTCAACTCCTCCACCTCTGGTTCCTGTTATTGCTGTGCCAGACAATGCTGTAAACGTGTATGTATTATTATAATAATTAAGTATATCGGTAGTAGGATTAGCTGTAACAGTAATCGAGTATCCATCAGGGTCATTAATAATATTGCTTGTAAATCCATCAAACGCATCTACATTCCTAAACCTAACTGTATCGCCTGTGCTTCTGCCATGGTTATCTTCAAACACTGTTATTTCTGCGCTGCCTTGCACAGTTAAAAATGGATTATTAGTTAGAAGAACTTGAGATACTGGCTCTGTCCTATCAGGTCTTGGGTTCAATAGTGCTTGGGGATCCGCTCCAACAGGGGGAGCTTCTAGTTGGGGTTGTTTAGGATCAAAACATTCTGGGCAAGTTTTAAATCCGTCCCATTGTTCTTGTAGCCGATGTAAGCGATACCTTTGCCCACAAGTATCGCAAATTCCATAAGCTCGTTTACCTGATGCAAATGCCATATCATATTATAAGTCTAGGAGGTAAGAATTTAGAGCTTACCGAATCTATATCTTCGCTTGCTGCTCTGTCCCATTCTTCGTCATAAACTGATTTTAAAAGTTGTATCCTATCAGGGGCTCTTTTCATAGCTATGTAATAAGCAAGACCTGCTGTCATACAAGGTAAGAATCTAAACACGGCTTCCATATTATTAGTGTAGTCCCCTACGTCTTGCATTCTAGTCAAAGCGTAATATTTAATTACATCCGTAGAATTTTCTGGAGTCGGGTACAAATATAGTTTTGGTGTTATATGTCTTTCTAAAAAGAATTGAGTAGGCCTAGCTTGATCTGTTTTGTTAGGGGTGTAGAGGTAGTCAGACCTACTCAGTCTAGACATCTGGAAATCTGTGTTATCGCGAGATATAACTGCAGAAGTA